TGCATTCCTGCATGCGATACAGCAGCTCGAAAACCTCTCCAAGCAACGGGTCGATATGAATCGGCGTTCTGACGTTCACAGCGGCCTCCGATGCTTCGGCTTCTCGGTCATCCGCGCGAGCGAGTCACAGAGAAGCGAGACGATCTGATCCTTCTCGGCCTTCTTGCGCGTCTGACCGACCTTGCGTGCCAGTTCGTCCTGATCGCGCCACTTGGCCGGCGGTTGGCTCAACAAGTCGCGTTTCATCTCAACCTCCGAGAACGAGGACCACGGCACCGACAGCGCACGCGACCAGCCCAACGAGGCTGACGACGAGCGTTGCCGGATGCCGCAGAATCCGATGGCCCAATGACGTGTCCTGACGGGCCAGATACGCGTCCCATTGCGCGCGTTGCAACTCGTTGCGTTTGTGCAAGGTCATGGCTATTCCCTGTATCCAAAGTCAAGCCAATCGCGATAGGACAGCTTTGCGCAGCCCGGATAGCGACGGCTCATGTAGGTGCGATACTCCATGTAGGAGAGGAAAAGATTGCGTTTCATGCTGCTCTCCACACAACTTCGTCTGCATCCTCGCTGGTCGCTTCCATTGCCGCGATCCTGCTTTCAAGTTCACGGATGCGTCGCTGCTCCGGCGTCTCGCGAACCGAGGTAAAGCCGCAGATTGCATCCTCGTATTGACGGATTGCCCAGTTCCCGCACAACGCCTGGAACTTGATCCGGAAGTCGTTAGGCAGGTACTTCTTGCCCGACAGGATGTTCGACAGGTGAGACTTGGGGACGCCGAGCATCGCTGAAGCGTCAGCCATCGAATAGCGCACCCGGCGCTTTGCCCAGCACAACATCACGGCATCAGCCTCATTACGTGTTCGCGCAATCAGATGCGCCGGCACCATCTCTGGCTCGCCTACCACTTCGAAGAACGGCATTTCGCGCTGCATCTGTTGGCTCCCTAACGTAAGTTCTATGTGTTTTGCGTAGCGTTACAGGTATCCGGTGGGCGAAAGTAACGGCGTCACAAGGACGCCGCTCGAATAACTACGAAAACACCGCTATGAATCCTTCGCTTCGCCAGAATTTACTTGGGCTATCTTTCCAAGCTCCCGCCGCCGTCCTGTTGCGTGTCATCGGTCGCGGCCAGCCCATCCATAAAACCGTTCTCCTTGATCTTCCTGGCCGCCCGCATAACCTTTGGGAAGGCGACCTCGAGATACATGAGGCGGGCGCTCGGAATTCCCTTCTCAAGCCAACCCATGACAGATGGGGGCTTGATTCCGAAGATTCGTGCCGTCGCGGCCGGGCCGCCCAGTTCAGAAATGACTGCGGCAGCGAGCGGATCGCGCTTTTTGGAGGGTGTGCGTTTATTAGCCATGCCTCAGTATAAGTCATGCCTAACTGAACATGCAAGGCATGCCGAAGATTTTTTCGATTAGTCTTAGCTAATGACAAACTGGAACCAACGGATCACTGAGGCTCGCGAGGCGCGCGGAATGTCGAAAGCCGACCTCATGCGCGCCTGTGGCGTGTCCGCGCCGACCGTAACGGGGTGGGAATCAGGCGAAATTAAGACCCTGGAAGCGGGGAATTTGTTGAAAATATGCGACGCTTTGAAGGTCGACCCGTGGTGGCTGATTTTAGGCAAGGGTAAGTTCAGTGTGCCGAATACAGCGGAGAAGACCCCTCTGTCCAACGAAGCGCAAAAGCTCATATTGTGGGTCGAACGGCTGGACGGGCTTGGCGAGGATGCTCGCAAATTTTTCCTCCATCTCAATGCTGCTTTGCGAGTTGCAGGCGTTCTTACACAGGCGCAGAATTCCCTTCCAGAGGCGGATGCTTTGGCGGGGGCCAAAGAAGCGTTGACCTCTGATCTTGAGAAATTTGGGGGCAAAGAACGTGCAACAACAAGGAAGCACAAAATATGATGGGGTCGCCGATTTGCTGGCCTATCGTCGCAACAAGAATGAATCTGAGAGAACAACCGAGGAGCGCTTACAAGACGCCGAGGAAACCATCACACTGATAGTCCGTCACGTCCTACAGATAGTGGAAGCCGTTCAACGGCATCGCCACTAATCGACCGATCCCGCCGAGCGCGGGATTTTTTTCGTCGCTAGATTAAGGCATGCCGAATAAAGTGCTTGACACGAAGTTAGCCAGGGCTAATAATTAATCCCATCAGCAGCACGCACCGAACGATTTTCCGGTCTGACATGGTTCGGTTGGCTGTGGTCAGGCGCGCTGGGGAATGTAATGGTACGGCGAGGTGATTCCCGGACTGGCGTGGCAAGGTCAGCAGTGGCTTGGCAAGGTATGGACTGTTCTCAGTGGCAAGCCTGCGGGTTTGCCGGTGCGAATAGCATCATTTGGCGGGGTCGGCCAAGTCGCGGTATGGCGAGGCGTGCTCGGCCACGGCACGGCGTGGTAATAGCTGTTTTCAGCGCTCAGTCTTCGGATTGAGCGGTGCGAATAACGCCAAGGGTAAGACGCGGTCAGATCAGGTCAGACTCGGTGCGATCAGGTACGGTCTGGTCGGGTGTGGACTGGCGGGGTGATCTCTGCTAAGGCAAGTCATGGGCTGTTTTCAGCGGTTAGCCGAAAGGCTAATCGGTGCGAATAGCATCAAGGGTAAGGTCCGATTCGTTTCGGCTCTGTGGGCTCCGCAATGGTTTGATGAGGCTAGGCAAGGCAAGGACTGCGAACGCAGTGGATAGCTGAAAAGTTATCCGATGCGCTTGCATCAAGGGTACGGCAACGCTGGCTCCGTTAGGTTTCGGTTGGCTGCGGTATAGCGTGGTAAGGCCGGGTATGGGATTTTTAAACAAGGGGCAATGCAATGGAAGTTCTCAAACTCAAGATTACGGGCACGAGCCCGCTGATGATGCACTCCGACAGACTCGCCAATCCGCTGCTGCCGGAAACGAAGGCACACAAGGAACTGACGAGCAAGCGAAAGAAGACGGACGAGGATCATCTGGCTATCGCGAAATCCGAATTTTTGAGCGGCCTGTACTACAGCGAATCGACTGGCATCTATATTCCTGGCGCAAACTTCGACGCCACGTTTAAGGCTGGCGCGAAACTGCAGAAGCTTGGAACCGCATGGACACGCGGCGCACTGGTTCTCTCGGACCGTGCGAAACTGATCCATTCCGGACCGAAGACTCCGGAGGCACTGTGGAACGATACGCAGTTTGTGGACTGCCGAGGCGTCAAGGTCGGAACGGCAAAAGTGATGCGTTACCGTCCTGTGTTTGCCGAGTGGGCGTGCGAACTCGAAGTCGCATTCAATCCGGACGTTCTGAACATGTCCGAAGTCAAAAAGACGCTTGCTGATGCCGGCGCATTGATCGGCGTGTGCGAATACCGTCCGCGTTTTGGGCGCTTCAATGTGGTGATCGCATGACGGAAGAAAACGTCACCCTCTACCCCGAATGGCGGCAGGCTGTTCGAGACTTCTTTGAAGACAAGTTCAAGGAAGGCGACGTTATAAGCAAGACGTGGCTGGAGGCGCATTTCGGAATGGAGCCCATCGACGGGCTGATGAGCGCCGAAGACTTCCAGAAGCGTCAGTTCGAATGGCTTCAGAATGTCGAGTCTTTCCGGACGGAACTGCTGGAACAACACCAAATCTGCCTGAGTGTTGTCTATGGCGAAGGCTACCGAGTAGTCCCGCCCGGAGAGCAGACGACCCTCGCTCAAGAGAAGTTTGAGCGAGAGGCAGCCAAGGCGTATAAGCGGGCCGCGCTGACGCTGAAGAACGTCCGACAAGACCAGCTTACGGACGCTCAACGGAAGGAAAATATGGACGCCATCGCGAAGCTATCGATGCTACGCGGAATGCACAAAGGCGCGCTGGAAGCTTGAATTGGTCGCCCGCACTGTCGCGGGCCTTTTTTCGGCTAGAGACTTAGGCACGGGTAAATTAGTGCTTGACACGAAGGTTAGGTAAGCCTAAGCTTTATCCATACCGCAGCACATCGCAACACGCACCACCACTCAGCAGCCGAGCTGCACTAGGGGAGATAGGGAAATGGACACGGCAATCTGCAAGATCACTTTCCACGATGGCTCCTGGGTCAAGGCTGAACTGCCGACCGATTATTCGCAAGTCCAGTACGCCTACGACAACTTCGGCATGTTTGCTTCGATTGAAGTGCTGCCGCCCGATGACGCCGCGGTTGTCGCGCACGGCGTGAAGTCTTCGGTGGAGATCTGCTCGGGCGAATACGAAATTTTCTTCCGCACGAAGGGCGAAGCCGGTCAACAGGTGATGAAGGTCCGTGCAGACGATGCGCGTGACGCTGAGCGGGAATTCGACAAGTTCATCGCCGCCGAGTGCATCGAGCATATCGATGCCATCGTTCCAGTCGCAGTCGCCTAACTGTCCGTAGCGAGAAGCGACGCTTCTCAGTACCGATAGCGCATCACCCGCCCCGGCATGGCGTCCGGGATAAGCGGATCGGGTTCTTTACACAATTTGAGGATAAACGGAATGCCCTCGAAAGAGCGCGCCCATCCCCGTCCTGCCGGATGAGAGAAGCACAAAAGGCAGAAAACGTCAGCGGCTGGCCCGTTGATTGACCGAAAGGCGCCCAGCGACGAGTGGCGCGGTAACTCGACGCAAACCGCACCCAAGCCGGAGCCAGCATAGCTGGAAGTAGTCGGATGGGTGCGGCAGAAGTTTTGATCGATGGCGTACGGAAGTCGGGATTAACCGGGCCTT